CGATCTTGCTGGGAAAAAGTTTTTTAATTCAGAAAATGAATTTCGTCCTGCCGAGTTTATGCATTTTTGCAGTGACATGATGGTAAAAGAACCGAAGAAACCCGGTAAATCCCCTTGCATGATAATATTCTGCGAATACGAACAGCAGTTCATGTTCATAGAACTTGGTAAGAAGTACGGGCTAATGAAATACATTCCGTTGGTATTCCGTAAGAACTTTTCCGCACAAGTATTAAAAGCCAATATGAAGATTGTTGGTAATTGTGAATACGGTTTGTTGTTATATAGAGATAAACTACCGAAATTCAATAATGATGGAAGGATGATATTCAACTGCTTCGACTGGGTTAGAGATGATGATAATCCTAAAGTACATCCAACACAGAAACCTATTCCCTTACTTCGTAGACTGATTGAAATCTTCACCGATAAGGGTGATGTAGTTATAGACCCTGTAGCTGGAAGTGGAAGTACGCTTTTGGCTGCTGCGCAATGTGGAAGAAAGGCATACGGTTTTGAGATCGACAGGAATTTCTACAATGATGCTAACAAGTACATTTTATCAAGAATTCAAAAAACATTATTTCAATGAATACCGAAACGCTTATAAAGATACGTGAATGGGAAGCGGAACGCGACAGAAACCTGCGCATCCACTGTCCTCTTGTAGCTGCCAAGTTTCAAAGATGGATTGACAGGGTGAAGAAAGAGGACGATAGACCGCATTCCCAGCCCTGTGACAAGAATTTCAACAAGAAAGCCTGTAGTTGATGCTTCCATGTAGTAAAATTAATTGTACGGCTTTAAAATAGCTTGTATCAAATAGAATAATTGTTAAAAAATACACGATCATGCAAGGAACAGACAAACTGAATACGATAACCAACATCGTATTTGTCCTCACGGACGTTTTAGAAACCAACCTTCTAGAAATGCAGCAGCAATACAAGAAGGAAGGCTTTGAATTGCGGCACGATTCAAAAAGAAACTTCAACACAGCCATAGCCGCGATAAAGAGATTGAAAAGTGATGTGAATCATTGCAGCGAATCCACTCAGGAAAACTTCGGCAATGATTCTGACATGGTGAACGCCATGTTGCTCACACTGATTGACAGATGCGGTGATGATGACAACCTCGCTTATAAGATGTACGAATACATTAAATCTTTCCCGTCCAAACTGAATCTAGACTTGGATTTGGATAATGCGTTCAGCCACCTGTTTAAAAAGGAGAAGTTATGAAATCGCAGAAAAATATCTTAAAATCCATTGAAGGTCTGTCCGATATAGAACTATTTGTTATTGATCTCTTTTGTGGCGCCGGCGGTTTGTCCGAAGGTGTGGAAGAAGCACGATTGGATGGAAATAGATGTGGAAAGGTTGTTTGCTGTGTGAACCATGACAAGAATGCCATCCTTTCACATGATGCCAATATCCCTGATGCACTTCACTTTATTGAGGATATCCGTACACTGGAACTTTCCCCGATAAGCACTATTGTAGAACGTATCCGTCAGCTATACCCTGATGCTATGATAATGCTTCATGCCTCTTTGGAGTGTACCAACTTCTCGAAAGCCAAAGGCGGTCAGCCGAGAGATGCCGACAGCCGAACGTTGGCAGAACATCTCTTCCGTTATATTGATGTTATAGACCCTGACTACATTCAGATTGAAAATGTAGAAGAGTTTATGTCATGGGGAGATATGGATGAGAATGGGAAACCTATCAGCATGGACAAAGGCCGGCTTTATCAAAAGTGGGTGCGCAATGTCAAGAAGTACGGTTACAACTTTGAGCACCGCATCTTAAATGCTGCCGACTTCGGTGCCTACACCACAAGAAAACGCTTCTTCGGCATCTTTGCTAAAAAGAACTTGCCGATAGTATTCCCTGAACCGACCCACTGTAAAGGTGGTAGGCAAGATATGTTCTCGCGGCTGGAGAAGTGGAAGCCGGTAAAAGACGTGCTTGATTTCTCTGATGAAGGAACTACCATCTTCAGGGAAAAGCCTCTTGCAGAGAAAACGCTTGAACGTATCTATGCTGGACTTATCAAGTTTGTAGCCGGAGGAAAGGATGCTTTCCTTTCCCGTTACAATACGGTTCGCCCTCAAGACACATGCAAATCAGTTGATGAACCATGCGGAGTGTTGACTACTGAAAACCGCTTTGCAAAGGTACAGGTAAGTTTCCTCTCCAAACAGTTCAGCGGACATCCCGAAAGCAAGAATGTGTCTGTAGAAGAACCGGCAGGTGCAATCACCTGCAAAGACCACCATGTTTTTGTTTCTGCTTATTATGGAAATGGACATAATCATTCGGTAGACCTTCCAGCTCCAACGGTCACAACGAAGGACAGGATGGCTTTAATTGAAAGCCGATTTATGTGTTCTTATAACTTTAAGGATACAGGAAAGGATATTAATCAGCCTTGTCCTACACTTCTGACGAAAGACAGACTTTCCCTTGTATCTCCATTTTTTATGAATCAATATTCTGGAGGTGGTCAGGTGTCTGATATAAACTCGCCATGCCCCGCTGTTACCACAACACCGAAACAAAACTTGGTAACATGCCAGCCGTGGATAATGAATACTGCATTCTCAAATGTAGGTAGCAGTATAGAGGAACCCTCCCAGACCATTACCGCAAACAGGAAATGGCACTATCTGATGAATCCACAGTTCAACAGTGCTGGCGGCTCTGTTGATAGCCCCTGCTTCACATTAATAGCCCGCATGGATAAGATGCCGCCCTATCTGGTAGCAACGGAAAGTGAACGGTTAGCGATTGAAATCTACGACAATGATAGTCCTATGACTGTGAAGATAAAGGAGTTCATGGCACTGTATGGCATAGTGGATATTAAAATGCGGATGCTTCGCATTCCGGAACTCAAAAAGATTATGGGATTCCCTGAAGATTATGTTTTAATAGGCACACAAGCTGACCAAAAGAAATTTATCGGGAATGCGGTGGAGGTTACACAAGCGAGAAAAAATACTGAAGCACTTTGTAAAGTATTGAAAAAGTTGAGATTGAAGAAATTAAAAGAAATAGCTTAATGGAAAATGGAAAACTTATATTAGATGCCTGCTGTGGCAGTAGAATGTTTTGGTTTAACAAACATAATCCTCTTGCCTTATTCGTTGATAAGAGATCAGAGATAGTAACAGCCAAGGATAGAGATAAGATCAGAACCATAGAGATAAAACCGGATATAATAGCAGATTTCACCCACTTGCCGTTTGAGGACAATTCTTTCTACATGGTGGTATTTGACCCACCTCATCTAAAAACACTTGGTGAAACCTCATGGATGGCTAAAAAGTACGGAAAACTGCCGAAAGACTGGCAGTCACTAATACACGATGGATTTACTGAGTGTATGCGCGTCTTGAAGCCTAACGGCACGCTTGTATTCAAATGGAACGAGAGTGAAATAAAAACAGTGGATGTATTGTCTGTTATCCCTTTTAAACCTCTATTTGGACATACCACTGGAAGGCAGAGCAAAACAATATGGATGTGCTTTATGAAACTGCCAATTAACGAATAACGGTACGGAAAGGAATAAAATGATAATAGCTTGGTTTAGTTGCGGTGTAACATCCGCAGTTGCTTGTAAGATTGCATTGAGCTTGTATAACGATGTACAACTCTATTATATCGAAACTGGTTCCGGGCATCCAGATAATGTCCGATTTATCTCAGATTGCGAGAGATGGTACGGGCAGCCAATTCATACCATTCGCAGCGATAAGTTTTTCAACGTAAAAGATGTACTGATTAAAAAACGGTACATCAATGGTCCTACTGGTGCAGCTTGCACATTCGAACTAAAGAAACAAGTCCGTTACAAGCTGGAGAAGGAACTTGGTTCTTGGGACGGTCAAGTTTGGGGATTCGACTTTGACCCGAAAGAAATCAATCGAGCTATCCGCTTTAAACAGCAATATCCTGATACAAAGCCGTTGTTCCCACTTATCGAGCGACAGATAACCAAAAAGGATGCAATGGGAATGCTTTGGAAGGCCGGCATTGAAATCCCAGCCATGTACAAGATGGGCTATAATAACAATAATTGTATCGGTTGCGTGAAAGGTGGCATGGGCTATTGGAATAAGATACGGAAGGACTTTCCGGAAGTATTTGCTCGAATGGCTGAGATTGAGCGTGATGTTGGAGGTACCTGCTTGAAAGATAAAGACGGGTGCATCTTCTTGGATGAACTACCAACGTGGCGGGGAGACCCAGTAGAAGAGATTATACCGGATTGCTCTCTTATATGCCAAATAGAATTTCAAGAATTACTTGACCGGCAGGTAGAACGAGTATTGAAAGGAGAAATTAGTATTAATGATGTAGTCTGAAAAGCTCAAAACGATATAGAAATGAATGATGGAGTTTATTTTGACCAAAATGGTAACGAGGTAATCGTAATCAATGGATTTGAATACTCACGAGAAGAATTTGATTCCCTTGTGGATATGTGTGGAGATTGCAATATGTAATAACAAAAGAAAGAAATGAGTAAAACAACAATTTATTATCTATTCCTAATAGCAATGTATATGCTGCTAGGATAGATGGAAAGGAGAAATATGGATAAAGATAAATTCAACAAAGCAATAGAAATCAACAATAAAATAGAGGAATACAAAGATCATAAGATGGCACTTGAAAATTCTAACATAAAATATGGTGGTGGATTGATATTTACATACAACAGAATGCACAATGATGTACCATTAAAGGAAGAAATTTTTGGTAAGAATTTCCTTCAGTGCTATATGTATGCTTTGGATAGTAAGATAAAAGAATTACAAAAAGAGTTTGACGAATTATGAAAAAAGATATGAAACAGACAGTAGAAGAAGCGGCAAGGGACGCAATCCACGCTCATTATAAATGCAACGGTGAATATCCATGCGGAGAACGTGACTATTGCGAACATTGTAATGGTCATAATACAGCATTCGATTGTTGCGAATGTGGCGCAGATGAGTTTAAAGAAGGATTTATTTCTGGTGCAGAATGGCAGTCGAAGCAATCACCTTGGATAAGCGTTAATGAACGGTTGCCGGAACCAAACAAGCTTGTCCTTTGCAGAATGGTATCAAATGGAGCGATTGTTAGTGGCTATATCGTTGTTTCATCCGGGAGATCGCCATACGTTGCGACAGACGGAGGATTTGAATTTGAGGATTGGAACGGCTACGAGTGTGACATGTGGATGTACATCCCGTCTTTTGATGATATACTCGAAGCCAACAGAGATGTACTGGAACGGATTAAAGAGAAAGGAGATTGAGATATGGATAAGGAAGAATTAACCATTAGCTTAGCGGAAGCATATAGGGAGATATATCTATTAAAGTTGCTTAATATCAAGCTAAGGAAACATGTAGATGAACTTACTGGGTATATTCAAGAATTTTCACCTGTATTTACTAAAGAATAAAAATATGTATAATAATAGATACTTTCATTATTGGAACAAATTAAAATTTGATTACAATGAGTGTTTAGGTCGGATTGCTTCAACTAAGCCAGTAAAGAAACACATGAGAAGAATGAAAACGCTTGAATGGCGTATAAGAATTAATCGGAAAGAGTTTATAGTTAATCCTTTAGGGGGGAAAACATACTTTCCACCTTTTTAATAGAAGTAGTATGGAAATAAAGAACGTAGGACAACTTAGAAAAATCATAGAGAACCTTCCCAATGATTTTGAAATCGAGATGCGTGTCAGACGCAAATTGACGGATGAGGAATTGAAAAATTGCAGATACCCTTATCCTTACGATACAGAGTATTTAACTTTGGAATTTGACGATATAGGCGTTTCTGACAAAGTATTGTGTTTGGGTGTAACTTCTAATGAATGAACGGTATGAAAGTAAAGAACGGAATAATAATAGATGGGGTGCTGCATGAATTAGTATTAATGCGGAATAGTGCACCATGTGACAATTGTAGTCTACAAGAACAATGTAGAACAGATCGTTCCTTGTGTACAGTAATTGCTGGATATTATAACTCTGATGAACGTTTTATTAATCGTGGAGAAGTAACGGATATTAAGATAGATAAGGAGGAATAACTATGGGATTTACAACACCGTGTTTCATACGCAAGAGTACCTATAAACTTAGAAAGAAATTAGATGAGTTAGGATATAGATTGTTTGGGGCGGAACTTAACGAAGATTTATGTATTTTCACCTCGCCCGAATGTGGACTATATAATATTGAGTTTTTTAACAACATTCCACATCCTGACGAAACCGATAGTGTTGATTGCGGAACGAATGAGGAACTTTTTCTGGCTATAGCTGCATTAAAGGATAATACAGACAACAATCAATTATTCACTAATGGTAAGGGCGATTGGGGTATATACCGGGATGGCTCTGATGGAGGTTTATCTGGAATGGATTTCTATGGGATGCCTAATGATTTTAACTTACCATATTATCACAAGGCTACCGTAGACGAACTGATTGAACACTTTAAAGGAAAGGAGAACCAACCATGACCGAAGAACTTGTAACATTGGAAACAGCAAAGATGCTGAAAGAGAAAGGGTTTAATTGGAAGTGTGAACACACAATAAGTTGCGATAATATTATTAGAAGATACGACATTCCGCAAAGTATGTCATGTTGTACGGAAATAGATAACGAACCAGTTGAATTTTTGTGTCCAGTGTTGTATGTTGCCCAAAAGTGGCTTCGTGAAACTAAGAACCTGCATATCGAAATATCCTATATGTATGGAAATTATTGGACGTATGATATACTGACAATTCCGAGGCATGACTTGATAGGATTGTCTGACAGACCTATTGTCCGTTATAATATCTACGAAGAAGCACTTGAAGCAGGATTACAGGAAGCTTTAAAACTTATATGATTATGAAAACAATATTATTTACAATTATATTTATTATCGCCCTATATGGGTTGGAGATCTCACAATTACATTTAAGCCGTTTTCTATCTCACTACCTGGCTGGTATAAGCCTGTAGGTATCCTTCTATTTTTTCTGTCAATGGCGGTATATACTATAGGGGAATATACTAAAGGCTATAAACAGGGTTTCGATGATGGGATAAAGGAATGTGTTGAAATACTTAAAAAGAAAAATCCATGAGCAAACTATATAAAGTAACCATTTTCGGGGAATCATTCTTAATCGGGTGGTTCCCTTTTTCTTCACGCTGGTATAACAAGCTAAAGATAATCAAATGATAGTACGTCATTTTATAAGAGTTCCGGTTGGAAGTACTGTCTATTGCGACAATCAGCCGGTTAAAATACTAGAGAAAGGATATGCCCTTGCTCTATGTGATGTCAATGGGAAACGGGTATATATCACCTGCTATGATTTGGAAAAGAAACCATTCGTCAGCACGAATGGGGAAAAATGAAAAAGAGCCAACCCACGCACGACCATGAATCAGCTCTTCCTTACACGATTATGATGCAAATATACTATTTACTTTTAAAATAATCGTGTTATGGAACTGGATTTTAACAAAATAATTCGCCTTAAAAAGATTAGAATTGAGAAATCAGAACTTTCAGAAGAAGAAAATACCTTAGCTTCACCGATTTTGAGAGATAAAAGCCTTATTAGGGATATCTATAAAATCTTCGTTGAGCTATTGAATAGCAGAAGTCTTCCCCCTTGTATTGATAGTGTTACCCAGCGGAAGAAGTTCATCTTCATTATCCTGTACCTGTTTTCTCCAAGTTCGCTTGCCGGTGGGAAAATGACAGCTGGGTTACGCGAAGAGATGTCAAGGGTACTTGGGGTTCAGTCCAAGAGTACAATTTCCGACAACTGCGCTGATGTCGTGTTTCTCTATCAGAACTATGGGGATTTCAGCGGGGATATAGAGTATCTTTATACCGAAATCGTAAATCGGTTAAGAATCAAAGGGCTAATCAATTAATGAGCCGGGGCTTAGTGCTCCGGCTTTAAAATTTTATATATTTGCTCTTTGCTTTTTTCTCTAAATTCATTAATCATTGGGGCAATTGTAGTGTATTCTTCGAGCACTTTTTCTGAGATGTTTTCTAAAGCAGTTTTTCTTTCTTCTATTTTTCTTTGTAGTTTCTCTCTCTTTTCTTTTGATGGTGTTTCTGGTTTGATGTCATCTATTTCATTATTTATTTTAATTATTTCATGACATTTTAGTTGCTTTTCGGCTTGTATTTTAAGAAAAGCCAAAATTATCTTATGAAGAATATTGTGGATCTTATCGCTTTTGACAAATAGTCTTAATACTATTTCATCTTGTTGTACATTTTTATATAATTGATTCTGAGCATTAATATAATTATTTATTTGAATTGAATTATTGACATTTGGTATATTTAAAACAGAATCTATCCACATAAACAAGCTTTTGTTAACCTCAATAATAGCCTGACGTTCCATTGAAGTTATGTCAGTTTGCGCATTTGCCAAAATTGCTAATTTATTTTTAAGCTTCTCTGTTTTATTAATAAATTGACTTTCAACGGATTTTATTTCTTTAGTAATTTCACCTATGTCTTCTTTAGTTGCAAGATTCTTTCCTTTTTCCTTGAAGTAAGTGATGATGTATTGCACTAATCCTGCTATAATAGCAAATATTGTAAACTGTAACCAATAAGGCATAGTTATTCTCCTTTCTCTAATTTAATTTTCTTCCCACAATGAGGGCAAGTGATAGTGTTTTCCTCCTTGTCTTCATTCAGCAAATCAGTTATCCCTACACCTAAAGCCTTTGCTATTTCTCCTAACTTCCCAATGGTAGGGTTGCCGGACACAGCGGCATACAGGGCTTGATATGTCACTCCCATTCTTTTAGCAAGGTCTTGCATGGTAATACCCTGCTGTTTGCAGATTTCTTGTACTCTTAGCATGATATTCAAATTATAATTTGATGCAAAGATAGGAATAGTTTTCAAATTATACATAGAATACAGAAGAATAGTATCAAAAAATAATTTGAAAATTTTTCTATCAAAATTTGTTTTATTCAAAATAAAGTTTGATATTTGCAGTGCGGCAATCAAAACATAGTTTGAATAATAATTTAAATATATAAGATATGGCAACAAAGAAGGTTGATGAAAAGAAAACATTGAAGTATGCAGTAGCATTTTACTTCTGTACATCAGGTAAAATAAACTTCATGTTAGGCAATAAAATGTATCAGCATATAAATACTGTTTATGACCAAAGAGAAGACGGTAGAGGTTTCAATACTTGTGAAGTCGTTTATAACTATAAGGCTCAAAAGTACGAGGTCCTGAATGTAGATACAGAGATAGGCAATAAAGAGATTACAATATTATAAGTTTAACCAGCAGGGCGAAAGCCCTGCGCAATATAGAAGGATATGACTAAGAAAGAATTAATTGCAGCACTTGCAAATGTAAATGATGACGCGGTGGTATTGTTTGGCACGAAAGAAATTCAGTTTTTCGGTGCATTTGCTACACAGGTATATATTAACTGGGATAGTAATGAGGTTCTTATAGCCAATAAGCACACAGATGCCACAACACCAGTTTACTGCGAGTTATTACATGAGGATAAAACGCATTAACATAAATCGGCATGGCGAAAGCCCTGCGCAATATAGAAGGATATGAAAGAAAATATATTTTTAAAAGCAGTTATAGAAAAACCGTTATTGAATAATGAACCAGAAGTTTTACACCTTTTCGTTCAAATTATCAATGAAATAACTTCTTGTATGTCAGAAAACGAGTTAAGAGGCTGTATGAACTCTTTAATAGTAAGATACCCTTATTTTAAACTGTTTTTCGATTATGGTTTCGGACATAATCACATGTGGGTGAAAGAATCAGGTTCTTTGGAAAGATTGATATTGGTTGAGTTCTAATCCGGTAGCCTTTGGGCTACCACAATACACACGATTATGGAAGCGGATTTAGTTTTAGTTATCAGCCCTGAAGCCCCACTGATGAAGCAATTGGGCAAAGTATTGGGTAAGATGGTAACCCCTTATGACTTCTCTACTATAGAGAGGGGTGAAAAGTACATCACCATACAGCATGATGAAACAGGGCTTGTAGTGGCTTATACGAGTGAAGAAAGATTGAACGTAAAAATGAATTAAGAATGAAGAATGTATTAGAATCTTTGAAAGAAAGTGTCAAGAGTGGCAAAATCACAATCAGAGAGGCAGCTATAAAGCTGCATAAAGCAGGGTGGACGAGTTTTGTAGACGTGGATAAAACGAAACAATTACTTGAATTATGAACTCAATAAATGTAAACGGTTGCAGCGTATGCCAGCCCGGCAAAGAGAATTACACTACCTACAACACCAGGTTGAGAGGTAAAAGAGTGAGAATGTACCAGTACGATTACCGTACTGAAAGTGGTGAACTCTTTGCTTGTTGCGCACCTACCTTAGAGGCGTGTAGAGAAAGACGGGATAAATGGCTTAGTTCACGACAATAAGCCAATTGTCGTGTATAACGATTGAAGATATTTCGTTATCTTTGGTTGTGGTAGTACCTTTGGGGTACTATCTTTTATGTATAAATTTTATAACGATATAGTGATATGAAGATTAATTATAATGGTCAAGAGATAGAAGCGTATTCGCTCATAATGACAAAAGAAAACGCTTTAGATATTTTGAATGGTAAAAAGAGCATAGAAACACGTATGCTTAGCGCCAAATATGAGAAGATGTTCACGGACTTTGCGCAAGTTGACGAAAACGAGAAATTTAGAAAAGCTGGACGCGAGCAAGAATGTCAACCTATTTTAAGGACTGATATAGAAGCTATTCATTTTTATAGTACTGGTGCACCATGGACACTTGATGTCGCCATTGATGAAATTGGTATAGGCGAAATAACAGAAGAAGGAATAAAGTTCATGCACGATGAATTTGATTTTCATGATTTCGATGAACAGCTAGAAGATTTCAAGAAAAATCCGCCCGAAGAAGTGCCATTGTTCTATTATTTACATATCTGTGAGATTATTCATCATGATGGATTGAAATAATATAAGCCACTTCGGTGGCTTTACTTATTGGTAAAAAGATTGTTTAATTTAAAATTTAAGATTATGGGAGAAACTTACGCAACTGATGCGAGCGGTAATAAATATCGCACTCGAAAAGACTATGAAGCTGGTCGTTTTCAATCTATGGGTAGAAATGCAGCCCAAAGAGCGAGAATTAATCGTAAGGTAGGTGGTAGGATTGCTTGATGATGAAAAAGGCAATAGATATAATAAAAACTATCGCCGAAAGGACTGACAGGGTTATATTGTTTCACTCGGCATCGGGTAAAGACAGTATAGCCCTTTTAGACCTTATTTCACCATACTTTAAAGAAATTGTATGCGTTTATATGTACGTTGTTAAAGACTTATCTCATATTAACCGTTATATAAACTATGCTTGTAATAAATATCCAAATGTTAAGTATGTGCAGATTCCTCATTTTGCAGTTTATTCCTATAGACGCATTGGGTATATGGGATGCGAGAAAAATGAGAAACAGAAACTTTACAGCATGGCTCAGCTTACAGATATAGTAAGGGAGAAATACAATATTGAGTGGGCTTTCTTCGGCTTTAAGCAATCCGATTCAATGAACAGGCGTTTGATGCTACGTACATACGACATGAACGGAATTAATGAAGCGCAAAAGAAGTGTTATCCATTGTCTGAATACAAAAATAAAGACGTCATGGATTATATTAGCAGGGCTGGTTTAATCAAACCGGAATCATACGATTCCAAGCATCAATCATCCGGAACGGACATAACGGATATTAACTACCTTCTTTTTCTTCGTAATAGATTTCCGGGTGATTTGCAGAAAGTTATAAATGAATACCCTTTGGTGGAACGAAAACTATTTGAATACGATTATGAAAGAACTAAAGCAAAGTGAGACAAGAATTATAAAGCGCTCCAAAATAAATCTGAATCCGATTAATCCTAAAAGGCATTCTGATGAGAGGGTAAAACTGCAAAAGAAGAACTTGCAAAAAGTGGGTTTCCTCGGCGGTATCGTATGGAATGAGAAATCGGGAAATCTTATAGACGGGCATCGCAGGATAAAAGCAATGGATTTGCATTATAAATACGATGGTACTTCCAGCACGGATTACAATGTTAAGGTTGAGGTCGTAAATCTGGATGATAAGGCTGAGAAGGAACAGCTTACATACATGGCCGTGGGAAATACTAAACCAGATATTGATTTGATAGCTGATTACATTAATGATATTGATTACTCCGATGTCGGTTTGAGTGAAGCTGAACTTAATGATATTCTATCCATAAGTGGTATTGATGATATTAGATTGTCTGATTCTTTAGATAATTTGCTATCTTCCCCGGTGAAAGAATCAAAGCGTCTTGATAGAACAGATGAAGAAAAGAAAGCTCACATGAAAGAGGTTAAGCAACAGGTTAAGGCAGTGGCTAAGGAACGCCAACTCAATGAAGAAGCTTACATAATGCTTTCGTTCTCCTCCTACGAAGCTAAGGCTGATTTTTGTGACCTGCTTGGTATAAGTACAGATGATAAGTTCGCTAAAGGGGAAGGTGTTTTAAAACTGATTGAATAAGTATGGCAAAGCCGAAGTTTGATTTTGATGATGAACAGAACCTAATCCGTATTGAGGGTTGGGCACGTGATGGTTTGGACGATAAGCAAATCGCAGCAAACATCGGCTACAGTGAAGCGCATTTCTCTGTGTTGAAAGGTAAATTGCCTAAATTATCTAAAGCATTAAAAAATGGGCGTGCGCCCATTGATTTTGCCATTGAAAGCAAGATTTATCGTAAGGCTATGGGGATGAAGGTAAAAGTTCAACAGGCTATTAAGGTGAAAGATGTGTTTTTCGATGAAGAAGGTCGCAGATGCGAGAAAGAACGGGTAGAGATTGTGGAATTAGACCAAGAAGTACCACCTGATACAACAGCTGGTATTTTCTGGCTCAAAAACCGTAAGCCCGAACAATGGAATAGACCGGCTCCAAGAGCTGAAGATGATGCAGATATTCCTGCTGACATCGACCACGGCATCACTATTGATTCATGGATTAAAGACAAGCTGAAATGATAGTACCCCAACCCATATATCACCCTCTCTACACCGATACGGAGAAATTCATTATCCTTATCACCGGTGGGCGTGGTAGCGGAAAGTCTTTCAATGCTTCTACCTTTATTGAGCGGTTGACTTTTGAAATGACTCCCGTAGAGAAAATAGTTCATCAGATTCTTTACACCCGTTACACGATGGTTTCTGCCGGTATGTCTATCATCCCCGAAATGATGGAGAAGATAGATTTGGACGGTACCACGAAATATTTCAAGACCACAAAGACGGACATAGTCAATAAGATGACTAAGAGCCGTATCATGTTCCGGGGTATCAAGACTTCTTCCGGGAACCAGACAGCAAAACTGAAATCCATTCAAGGCATTACGACTTTCGTCTGCGATGAAGCGGAAGAGTGGACAAGCGAAGATGAGTTCGACAAGATAATGCTCTCCATTCGCAAGAAGGGTATTCAGAACCGGATTATCATTATAATGAACCCATGCGATTCCAATCACTTCATCTACAAGAAATACATTGAGAAAACTCACAAGCTGGTAGAGATTGACGGTGTGCAGGTTCAGATTTCCACTCATCCGAATGTGCTCCATATCCATACTACGTATTTTGATAACTTGGATAACCTTTCTCCTGAGTTCCTGAAAGAGGTGGAAGATATGAAGGTGAGTAATCCTGAAAAGTATGCTCATGTGGTTATCGGCCGGTGGGCTGACGTTGCAGAAGGTGCTGTGTTCAAGAAGTGGGGAATTGTTGACGAGTTCCCGGCTTGGGCAAAGAAAATTGCTTTCGGGCAAGACTTCGGTTATACGCATGACCCGTCTGCTTCCATTCGTTGTGGTATCGTTGATAACGCCCTTTACTTGGATGAAGTGGATTACCGTACTGGATTGCTTTCTTCTGACATCATCAAGACTCTTCGCCCGTGGGGATTGAAAGTCATAGCTGACAGTGCTGACCCTCGATTGATTCAAGAGATACACAACGGAGGAATCAAGATATATGCCGTAGAGAAAGGTGCAGGCTCTATCAATGCCGGAATTGACAAAATGAAAGATATGGAGATTTATATAACCAAACGCTCGTACAACTTGCAAAGCGAGTTCAGAAAGTATGTTTGGGCAAAGGATAAGGACGGGAACTATATCAACGAACCGGAAGACCATGACAATCACGGAATAGATGCTGTACGTTACTATATATTGGGTGAGCTTCTTGGTAAGATTCAGAAACCGAAAGATTTAACAGGAATATTCACACATTAAAAATATAAACTATGCCATTGAATTTAGAAGAAATATTAGCATTGCCTGACATCGGGCAGAAGATAAACTACCTGAAGAAAGGTAGGAAGACTGAACTTCCCGACCGTTGCAAACTTTGGGATGATTGGAATCCGGAACGACATGAAATCATGGTTGACAAAAAGAAGTATCCGGACAGAAAGGTTCTTGAAAAAGAAGCAGAGAAACACTTCGATGAAAAAACTGGTAAGACTTATGAAATCGAAGCAAAGTATAAGACTGAACCGGTGAACCGTATCTCCATTCCATTGGAACAGGATATAGTGAATATTCAAACTGCTTTCACGGTCGGCACAGAACCGTCTATGGATTGCACTCCGACTGATGATGATGAAAAGAAGCTGCTGGATGCGGTAAAGGCTGTATTCAAGTCCAACAAAATCAAATATCAGAACAAGAAGATTGTCCGTGCCTGGTTATCCGAACAGGAAGTTGCCGAGTATTGGTATGTCACTGATGATGATTCGTTCTGGGCGAAGTTCTGGAAGAAAGTAAAGACTACTTTCGGGGGCAAGGTTAAGCCTACCAAGAAGTTGAAAAGTGTATTGTGGTCACCATTCAGAGGTGATAAACTTTATCCGTTCTTCAATGATGAAGGTGATTTGGTTGCTTTCTCTCGTGAGTACAAGAAAAAACTCATGGATGACTCGGAAATTACCTGCTTTATGACTATCACAGACAGAATGGTCTATCAATGGGATCTGTCTAAGGGTTACGAGGAAAGAACTTCTTT